TATGAACGCTGGTCTACCGCGTATCGTCACAAGCTTTCTGCTGTTCGCTTTCGACGCTGGTTCACCATATATTTTGATGTCTACTGTTGTCAACGTATTGTGTTCCTGATACATTCGGCTTTCACCTTAACACACACACGTTGGACGCATGGCTAAATTAAAATCATTTTTACAAGAACTTGAGGATCAAGAGGCCATTCACTATGACGAACAACAACGACAATTTGTTAGTGCTGGAGGACAATGTCCCGTTGCCGAGAGACAACAGGTTCGGGACTGGCGAAAGCCTACCCAGCAACTTCAAACAAATCATATCGACAATGAGGGTGGATCAATCCTTTTTTGTCAGCACTGAGGGCGAGGCTCACCGCAAGGCAAAAACTAACGCAATCAGATCAGCCATTAGAAGGATTCAACAAGATGAAGGTTCCGATGTTTCAGAAGATACGAAATTTTCTGTCAGGAAATATGAAGACCCCCACGCTAGGCGAAGTGGACTCAGGGTTTACAGAGTCGCCTGATGAACAACCGCAGGAGTGCTATATGTTCACAATCGAAAACAATCCAAAACCGCCAACAGTGGAATCAATCCTACGGGCAGAGTTTATGGAAACAATTGAGCAGCTAAAGAATGGTCAGCATTTTGATGTGCCTTACGACTACGAGGGACTGGGTAAGACTAAGGTGGTCAATTGTATCAACAATTATGTAAGCCAATTTCGCAAAACGGTGCCTGAAGGAGCAGCAATTTATTACAAGATGAAGAACTGCAAGGAAGAAAAGGGCGGGTACTCTAGAATAACCATGTACCAATATCCTGAGTAGCCAATCAGTGAAGATCACTAATCAGTTCAACCTTCCGCAGATCGTCGTTGACGCGCTGACGCAGGATGATTACACCAAGGGAAAATCCAACAGGTCAGTGACCCAGTTGATTGACAGCCCAAGAGTAGCCATTTTGCAGCGCGAGCATCACGATGAGATGTCTCAGGATGTGGTTGATTTTCTCTGGTCACGTTTCGGCACCAGCGTTCATGGCATGTTTGAAAAGGCTGTCGAGGACACCACTGCTGTGGGCGTTGTCTCAGAGGAAAGACTATATGCTGAGGTGGAGGGTTGGACGATCAGTGGAGCGATTGACTTGCAGGAACTGCACGATGATGGCGTATTGGTCAGCGACTACAAGGTAACTAGCGTCTGGTCTGTCATTCACGATAAGACCGAATGGCACAATCAACTCAATGCATACGCTTGGTTGGTTAGGTCTGCTAAAGATTTACCAGTCAAAGGGCTAAGGATCATTGCAATACTGCGTGATTGGCAGAGGCGTAAGGCCCAGATGGAGCCAGATTATCCAAGCTCGCCAATACACTTGGTGAATATACCGATGTGGAGTGTCAAAGACACAGACCAGTACATACTGGATCGCGTGCTAATTCACCAACAGGCTGAGTTTGACCACATGACTGGAGGCGTGCTGCCGCTCTGCACAAGCGCGGAGCGTTGGGAGAAGCCCACAACCTTTGCTGTCAACAAAAAAGGCCGTAAGCGTGCCGTGCGGGTGCTCTCAACGCGAGAACAGGCAGAGTCGTACATGGAGCCGCTTGGTAAGGATCATTTGATCGAAGAGCGGATTGGTGAGTCAACGCGCTGTGTTCAGGACTGGTGCCGAGTGGCGAGGTTTTGTGATCAACATAAATTGGAGGCTTGATGTGAAAACTGACAAGGGCGAACTGACCCTTAACTTTAGTTATGACTCTGAAAAAAAATCCCTGTCGGCATTGGTTGAGCCGATTGATCCAGAGTTAGTCACTGAAGCCGTGTATGAGATCATGCATTGGTGCGAGACATTCTTACATCAAAAGCCCAACGTGGTGGAGGAAAGTGATGATCGGGACTGATAAAGAAACCTATGAAAAGATGGTCGCAGTTTTCCAGATTGTGCAAATACCAGCGTTGAAGATGTCCACAAACAATGGTCAGGCTTCGTTCACTTGGGGTAAAGGCTTTATCACTGGGTTCCCAATGGCGCAATTTTACAAGCTGGAGCCGATTGAGATAGCAATGCTAATTGAGGCTGCTCTAGAAGAATTTTATAACGTGCCTAAAAAGCACTACCGAAACAATTTTGCAGGGTTCAAAAAAGACCCATTCAGTTCACAAAACTAAACCCATAGCAGGAGTGCAATATGGAAAATAACGTATCGCTAGGCGATATCTGGGAAACCCTTTACCCAGTGAAGTGCGGAGAATCCGCTAAGCAAAAGAACGGCCTGACCTATCTGCCGTGGAATGAGGCTTGGCGGCTGTTGATGAATCACTACCCCACTGCTCATTACGAGTTTGGCGAGATAGAGGTTCACAGTGACGGCTCACAAACTATTCACTGCTCAGTAGCTATTGAGGGCCATGCCCGTCACATGTGGCTACCAGTGATGAATTATAAAAACCAAGCGATTGCTAACCCCAGCGCCCGCGACGTAAGCGACACAAAGATGCGTTGCTTGGTTAAAACTATCGCTATGTTTGGGCTGGGCTTCCACATATTTCAAGGTCAGGTTCAGCCAGAAGACACTTGGAACGACACCGAAACCAATGAGCCTGAAGCAAAACCGAAGGCTAAGCCGCAGGAGAAAAAGCCAGCGGCAAAAAAACCAGATCCAAAACCAGTCGCTGAAGAGTCAGAAGAGGATGAGTTCTATCTGAACTTTGATGGCGACGGGGCAAACGGGTGGGTTGACATGATGATCTCAACAGTTGAGGGCATGGTCGAAACCAAGAAGGGACTGCGTAGCATGTGGGAGGCAAACAAAAAAGCTGTTGACCACATCCAATCTAAGTTCCCCGAATCTTACGAGAGACTTGCGGCAGCAATGAAGGCGAAGCAAGACGAATTCAACAACAAGGAAAAGTCTAATGACTAGTTATCCGAAAAGCGAAGGCGGGTTGTGGCAACACGATAAGAAGAACGAGAAGCATCCAGATTACCGTGGTCACATCTATGTGTCCCGTGATCAGTTAAAGCTGTTACTGGAGATGGCAAAGGAGAATCAATCTAACCCTGATCCAGAGTTCAAGATGAAGATTGACGTAGCGATGTGGAATCGCACCGCTAAGGGTACTGGAGCAGAGTATAAGTACCTGTCCACCGAAGTGTATAAAAAGCCTCAAGAGGTAGCTCCACCGCCACCGCAGGATGTTTTTGACGCTGATGAAGATATACCGTTTTAAGGAGTAAGTGATGCCGATAGTGGTAAAGATTGATGAACAAACTAGGATTACCTCTGATCCTTTGAACTGGATGGTGCAGAAGCTCATAGGCAGCGAGTGGAGATCTAAAAGCTGGCATCCCAACTACAGGACGGCACTGCTGCACCTTGGCGAGACTATGATTCGTGAGAGCAACGCTAAGGATCTGGCTGAAGCCTTGGATCGTGTTGAAGAGGTAATAGACAAGCTTGTGGAGGCGCACAAGGATGTCATAGCGCCCGTGGTAGACGATGAAGGGTTCTTGGTCAATGAGGCTTGATGTGAGGGGGGCTGGTGTTGGGGAGATACTGGGGCCGATATGCGCCCTAGTTCCCAACCGCAGCACTGAGATCATGGAGCTGTTCTTGAAATGCAAGAAGGGCTTGGTGATTGAGCTAAAGCCTGTGCAGAAGAGCAGAAGCAGAAATCAAGAAAGCTATTACCGCAAATGGTGTAACAGCTTTGCAGATCACTGTGGGATGACACCCGATGAAATGCATGAAGAGATGTTATGCATAACCTTTGGCAGTGAAGAAGTTCAGACTAGGTTTGGGCCTAGACGCAGGGCAGCAAAGCGTAGTGGTGAAACCAGCGTAATAACATATGCACGGTTAATAGATAACCTGATCAATACAGCAGCGGAGATGGGGTTCAAAATCCCAACACCAAGATGAGGCCTACATACGAAACCAATGAGGACATCGAATACGAGTCGCATGTTGCTGAAGTGTTTGCTAGTAAGCACAGACTGGATTGGGTCAGGAATCCACCAAAGTACCCGATAGACATTAGCTTTAGGCGAGGGCCAGATATTGTTTTGTTTGCTGAGATCAAGTGCCGAAAGGTGAAGAAGGATGTCTACGAAACCTACATGATATCTGCGTCCAAGGTTATAGCAGCTAAGGCTTTGACCGACGCAACTGGGCTTCCTTGTATATTAATTGTGAAATGGAAAGATCAGGGCGGCTGGATAAACTTCAAAGAGAAGCCAAACAGTGTTGGTTTTGGTGGGCGCGTAGACCGTGGAGACAACCAAGACATGGAGCCAGTCGTGTACTACGATATTGAAAGGTTTAAGGATATTTAACTGCGAGAAAAAGGGCAGGTGAGTGGCAGCGTCAGTCTCTCCAACATGGGTAGAGAATCTCCCGTAATACAAAGAGGCCCGATGAAGCGCGGATCGCGGTAGCTTTAATCCAAGCTAAGTCACCGCCAATCGGGTCATCTGCCACAACTAAATTTTAATTGGCTTAGGGTATTCATCACACCCTCCAACGCCGTCCCCGTCCGGTGGAGCCGAAGGCGGGACTGATTAGGTCAGGGTGGATTAGTACCCCGCCTCACTTGCACGTTCCCGTCCGTGCTTGACCGAAGGCGGGGCTTACACAGGAGATGTTTATGAGTAGTTTACTTGCAGCAATCAGGGCGCAAGAAGCGTGGCAGAAGAAACCAAAGCCGCCTAAGGAAAGGGTTGCTATAGACAAGCGACCACCAGTCAAGGACTCAACAATCATGCACATACTTACGTTGCATGAAATGGGTATGCCA